CCGCTTCTGTCGCTGAAAATGCCGTTGTAGCTCCCATTTCTTTAGCCGCGTTTGACAATGTTTCGTATTCTTTAGTTCCGGAAGTGGTTCCCATTGTAGCCGCGACCTGTGACATAGAGCTTTCAAACTCTTTACCTATTTTTATCGAGGCTCCTACTCCGGCGGCAGCTCCTGCCCCTACCGCCGCAAGAGCTTTTGAAGAAATACTTCCTATTTTTGTCAAGGTTGCCTGCGCTTCTGAGCTTAGATCTTTTATACTCTTTTGTATATTATCAATATTGGTTTTCAGATCGTTAAATTTTGTGCTCGCAAGCTCTTTAAGACTTGTACAACCGTTTTTAGCGCTCGAAACAATATTTTTTAACCCTGTTACAACACCCGAAACACTTATTTTTCCTATGTTCTTCAAAGCTGTTGTAAATCCGGCAGCACCGGTTTTACCCTCGGTCAGCGCATTTTTTATATTTTTCAGTCCCGATGTAAGGCTTGTTATTTTTTGCTTGCCTATATCTTTGAGCTTATTTACAAAACCAACGGCGGCATCCTTTGCGCTGCCCAACGCTGTTTTTATAGTTTCGATCGGGTGCGCTATCTTATCGATACCGCTTGACGCTATAGCTTTAAGCTTTGAAAGAAATTCAGACGCTTTGTTTTTAGCCGCGTCAAATCCGGCATCGAATTGTTTGATACCGCTTTGAATTACCGAAACGGCTTTTGATGTATTTTCACACTCGTTTGTAATATCAGAAAAACCGTCCGAAATACCATCTGTGTTAAACGCGCTTTGAAGGGTGTTTCCCGCCGCCTGCGTCGTATTGCTTAGGTCCTGTATTGATCTTTCAACTTCCGTTACAGAACTCGTAATTCCGCTTTGCATCTCCTCTGATACCTTCGCCAGATCTTCAAACGGCGGTTCGGCAACATCGAAAGTAATTTGTACAACGTCCTCGCGAACAACATTAGCCATTATTTAACACCCCTCTTTTTGCTTTTAATATACGCTCCTTGCCACAACATTCACCGCGCCGTCGGAGTCGGATCTGAAATACAGCGTGAGATATTCATCCGTCAGTCTGAAGCCGTTATATCCGCAGCCGCTTTCAACGGAGATATATTCCGCAACGTTTTCATGCTCCGTAAAATCCTTGTCGTGACTGATTTTTACATCACTGCTTCCGCAGTTCTGAATATCCAGCACATAAGCCTGATCATATGTGACAGGCTGTACTTCGTTCGCGTTTAATGTGATATGCAGCAAGGTATAATTATTTATATTTCCCATTTATTCACCTCCGTCTCACATGAATCCTACGCAGGCTTCCGCGTCTCTCTGCGCCAGCAGCTCTATAAGCGTATCAAGCTTAATTTCCAGGTCTGATACCGCTTCAAGGCTGTCGTAGATTTTCTGCAGTTCGGCGGCTGAATTTTTTCTTGAGCTTATAGTAACTTTTATATCCGAAAGTGTGCTCATTCAAAACAACCCCTCTTTTATTTTTTCGACTTTAACGCCTTTTTCCGAGCGGCGATCAACCGGTCAAAAGCGGCGTTCGCTTCATCTATCTCGCACGGCAGCATCTGATGAAAAACCGTGTTATAATCCAGATGACCTTCTAAAACAAGCCGCCACATTGACCAGTTATCAAGTGCCGCTTTCCGGCTTTTCGCTTTACTCCTTGTCGCGAAACTTTCCCTGCATTACGCCCTGAGCCCACTTGATGACCTCGTTAAATTCGTCAATGTCATCAAAATCATCCGGCGTCAAACCCTTCGGCTCGACAATTACATTATCAAAAATATAATTCGCCAGCTTTATATTGCTGAGATTTTTTGAGTCGTCAATATAGCAGTTGTCAAGCGCGCTCAATGTTGTCGATAAGCCGTTGAACTGCGCGGTATATTCCTTACCGTTGATCGTCTTTTTTCTCGTATAGAACTTCTTATTAGCTTCTGCCATCGTTATATTCCTCCTATATGTTATCTACTTCATAGTCAAATACCTGGGCTTTAAACTGTCTTTCGGAGGCTTCCGCTCCGTTTTCAAGCTCAGGATAATTTTTGAAACGCGCCTGTGTACCGCCGAACTTCTCACCGATAGATTTGTTTGTCACCCACATCGGCGCGATCGTTCCGGCTTTTGCTGCTTCGATAAGCATGGCAAATTGAGGACTGCCGACCTGTACCGTAAGTGTTATCGTACCGAGATCATTGTTCGTTTCCGACACAACAACATCTCCCTGCGCGCCTACAGAGGTCGAAAAGAACTCTTCGTCTTTCGCTCCGGTCACCATATCCTCACCCAAGCCGGTGATGTACACACCGTTAAAGGTGATAACGCAATCTTTAGCGTCATACTGTGTCATAATTCAATACCTTCTTTCTTTTAGAATGTAACTGTACCGTTGATCTCCGCCGTGTGGATCGCCCCGGCTAATACAAAGCTGAAATTACCTCCGGAATAATGCCTTGACGCCTTTTCCGCGGCGGTAGCCTCCGAAGCGGGAGCAAAATCGGTAGAATAATCGCCTACATTGTCATTATCCTCCGTCGGTGCGATCATGCCGTTTGTAAATGCTGTTTTCAAAACGCTTCTTGTGGCGTCCTCAAGCTGCGTAATACCGGGATTTGTGAACGGTACCTTTGCGCTGTTGTTAAGTACTTTCTGGGTATCATGCTCAATGTTCTGTATGATCCAGTCGTATGAATCCACAACATCGATATATTCACCGCTTGCAGATCTGCCGTCGGACGTCACTATATCTCCGGCTTTCTTCACGATCGTAAGACCATACGCGGCATCGTCCGTATCACCGATGATCTTGACTCTTGACTCTGTAAGAGCAAGTGCCGGAACGCCCTTCAGGACCATATTCTTGTATGTGAACGAGCCGACATCGCGCGCCGCCGTTTCGCCTACAAGAGCCGCCTCGGGAGTCTGTATCGTATCATCATAATACATTACTACTGTTCTGTCATATTCCGACATGCCTGCGGTGGCGGCTTTCCAGGCCGTCTTAAAGTCAGCGTCTGTCATGGTGTCAGCTTTTTCGATTGAGACGGATGCAAAATAGATCTTGTTGTCCGTAGCTTCGATTATTTTTGCTACGTCAGCTATTTTATCCGAGCCCAAATCAACTGTTATGAGCTGTCGCCAGCTCTCGTCCAGTATTTCCTGCACCGCTGCAACCGCGCTTGCTGAAGTTGAGCCGTATACCGCAAAGGTCTTAGGCTTATTCTTCTGCGAGCGCATAAGGCTTACAGCCTCGTACACGGTCGAGTTCGTGTTAAATCCTGCCGCTATAACATCCTCAAGAGTCGTACATTCGGTGTACGGCACCGCGGCGACGGCTTCCTTTTTTGTAACAACGTTCGGCACCACAAAGACAGGAATACCGAAGGATTCGGTTCCTGCTGACTGACCGCCCGTTAAGCTAACTGTTACGTCTGATAACATCAGTTATTACCTCCTATCTATTCGGTATAAATAACGTCTGCCGTAGCGATCTCACCCTCGTTAAGCTCTGCTCTGTCTATTTCGTCCAGGAGCGTGAAGGTCACATCAAACCCGCAGCGATATTCATACATCACGGTCAAAAGCGTGTCTCGATTTGTTATATTACCGAGGCTTTCGACCACTATCCCATTGCTTTTTAAAAATTCTCTGCCGATACTGTCAAAATAATCATGCGCTTTATGTATAAGCATGACAGCCTCATCCGCGTCCGAGGTCTGACTTGTAAAGCTCCATATCTGCTTTACAAGCTTACGGTTCATACCGTCCGTATATCGTCCGTAGGTGCCGTTATTGCTCACTATCGGGGTGGTCACAGTAAATGATATATACGGGTGCTTAGGGACCGTTACCGCCTGATTTGCCATAATAACATTACATCCGATATATTCCTGCAAGCCGTTTACAACAGCGCATCTCACAGCCTTGTGATCAATCATTTACATTCACTCTCCTAAGCGTATAAATAAATACATCGGCAAAATCCGAATATTCCGTTTCCTCTTCAATGCTGTAGGTATCACCTTTATAAAGCACTTTACCGTCCATAAGCGCCTGCGGAATACGCTTGAACATATACAGTGACCGATCCTGCGAAGTATACGCGCCGCCCGATTGATAGAGCTTTCTTTCACCGAGAGGAACTACCGCGCCTGACAGAACAGTGGTAACGGTTTCGCCGTCAACACGGATACCGCCGTCGTATCTGCTTTCCTTTTGAGACAGCACGGTAAATTCGGTACTGTATTTTTTTATTAGCTGAGTAAAATCGTATAGCTTTCCCATTATTCCACCTTGTAGCTTATACCTCCTATCATATCTCCGCCGTCTCTAAGCGGCTTTTCCTTACCGCCGTTTTGCTTCAACGTAAACGGATGCTTTGCAGGCATTGATAATTGTTTGGCATAGTCCTTTATTCTGCCGGACAAAAGCAAACCTACCCCTTTGCATAACTCGTCCGCGTCTAATAAGCCGGTACTTATCATACGTTCTGTTTTTTTGAGGACTTCGTCATGATGCTCATCAAAGCCCGAACGTAAAAAAGAGCGCTCCGGTATGTGTATTACCGTTGTGCTCTTTTTCAGATACAGGCCTTGTGAAGCAAGGTATTTTCGCATTTTGTCGGTGACGGTAATATTGCAGCCGTATTCATGTATTCCGGCAAGCCAGGCATGTATGCCTTTGAGAACACCCGCGCTGACCTTCCGACCATCGAGGGTCGTCCACGCTTTTTCCATTTTAGGAAAATCATTTTTTATTGTCTTGATCTTAACAGCCATGATACCACCGCCTTTGTGCCGGCACAGCCTTAAACTGTGAATTCATATAAGCTCCGAGCAGCGTGTTGAGCAGATCTGTCAGAAGAGTATCTTTATCGGTAGTCGCAAACGATTGCGACATACCGCCTAAGCTCTCGCTTGTAACACCGCCCTCCATGCTCATTATCTCGTTGTATTTCACGATAAACATCTTCGCGCATGAAGGCAGCGCCTTTATCGTTTCAATATCGTTCACATCGGGATCTAAGCTCGTATTCGCCGCTATATACTCTACGGCGCTTTCTATCATAAGCATTGTAACGCTGTCCGAAGCATCGATCGGTATACCGGTAAGCTTTATATCCTCCGCTGTCATTATTCCGACTTTGCGGCGGATCTTCTGCCGCGCTTTTTGGCAGTTTCCTCCGACTTCTCAGCATCCGCCGCTTCCTGCGCGGCTCCATCCTCGATCTCGGTATTCGGCGGCACGATCCTGCCGTTCACCTTGACCGCGTGTTTATACTTGTATGTTGCCATCTACTATCGCTCCTTCCGGTATTTTTATTTAAGCTATCTCAACGGCATAGCACTCATTCATTCTTTCGAACGACGGTAAAACGATTTCAGATACTGTTGTATCGGTATTTACCGGATTGGATGTAGTTGTGACCGATACAGCGATACCGGTGTTGACTATCGATACATCAGCCGTCGCGTCGCCCATGAGTGTTCTTTCCTCCGGAGTTGTACCGTACCACGTCTTGCCGAGCGCGCCGTCCGGCAGAAGCATTACGATATTATCGGGATAGAACTTCTGTTCCTTGCCGCTTTCGTCCTTATACTGCTTTGTGTAAACAACGATAGATATATCAAGCTCTTCTTCGATATAGGACTGAACTCTTTTTGATGTATAGTTCACATTCGCCGTTACATTCTGCGCGAGAATTCCGCTTCTTACCTTGTCGCTGTTTTTGATAAGCTTGAATGTCGCTTTTGACATGAGCGCGATCTTCGGGCGGTTGCCTGTTGCCGCCTCCTGCGCGTCAAGCGCATCCTCAAGATCCTGAACGGGATCGCATGTTGCGGAAGCCGTCCACTTATCCGAATCCGTAACGATCTTTAAATAATGGCTTTCTTTCCATGAGCCGTCCGGATCGTAATTATAGCTGTACGCCACTCCGTTTGACTCGATAGAAATTCCCATGTTTCCTCCGACCGGAGCCAGAAGCTGCATTCTCATTCTTTCGGGAACTACATTCGCGCCGTCTATAAGAGTCTGAGTGTCATCGAAGATATGCTCAAGCACCTGCGCCGCATACGGATCGTTTGAATCCTGAATTCGCATGATCTCCTGCTCGTCCTTCTCTGTGACCTTCATTCCCTCACGGAAGAACGGCATTTCCGCGGCGTCAACCGATACGCCTATTCTGCTTCTGAACTTTGCCGGGGTATCAAATGCCGATGGATTGAGCGATACCGCAAGGCCCTTATGTCCCTTGATCCATTTCAGATCAAGACCTGCCTTCTTGTCAGACGGGAAAAAGCCTGTACCGAGATACGGTATGGCATTGCTTGCCGCCTCCGTCCAGTTTGCGGCAATAGAAGCCGCAGTAAATACGTCTCTTAATTTCATTAGTTTTCAAGCCCTCCTTACATAAATGTGATCTGCTTAAGCGCTGTTTTTGCCGCCGCTGCCGGAGCAGTCGGAAGCTTGCTCGCGTCGATAAAGCCGTGTATCGTAATTGTTCCGTTTGGATTTTCTTCCGGCACAACATCCTGAAACAGCACCCCTACCGCCGTCGCGTCATTCGCCGGTACAATGGTACCCGCCGGAATAATGCCGTCGGAATTCGGCGTAAGCTTCGAACAATCATATGCCATGTTTACAAAATGATCATTCGCAAGAACGAGCTTATCCGAACCGATCGAATTTCTTGTAAATCTCATTAATTCTTACCTCCTGTATAAAAATCTAATACGCTGCGCGATCTCTTGTTTGCTTCGGCAGCGCGTTTTCCGAATTTCGTCCCGATTTCGGACTTTCGCTTTTCGGGATCATCCTCGCCCGAACCACTCTTATTCGGATTTCTTCCGTTATCCGTAAAGGTTTTATTGACTGCCGCCTGTACAAGCTTGTCAACCAACCCCTTTAACGATCCGACTTTTTTCTCAATACCTTTTTCGTCATCAGCCATTACAAGGTCTATCAGCTCCATAGCGGCAGTCGAACCGTCGTCAAGTCCCGCATTCTTGATAGCTCCTACCGCATACATACGATTTTTTTCCACCTGCACGGCTTTCTCGCGTTCCTGCACAGCCTTCTCACGCTCGGACAGCTCCTGCTCGTGCTTTTCCGCATCCGTCATATTGAGAGTCTGAAGCTGTCGGATCTGATTTTTAAGCTCCTTATTCTCGTTACCGAGCTTGTTTGTAGCTCTGTCTACCGCCGACTGTATCAGCCTGTCAAGATCGTTGTGATTGCTGTCCGTCTGCCGATTTTCGGTATTGACGGCGTTATTGCCGCCGCTGTCGCCTTTCTGCGCGGTACTGCCTGCGTTATTACTGTTGTTGTCAACCGTTCCCTGCGCAGTCGCCGCGTTCTCTGAACCTGTACTCTCACCCATAAATAAAACCTCTCTTTCCGAGTTCGTCCGTATCCCGAACGTCCACAATTGATATTTTCCGAGTTCAATAATCAAGCCCCACGGCTGTTTTCCGATATACGCTTAATATTCTTGCCGAGTGACCTGTTTATCGTCCACGCATTGAAAACGGAGAGATTCGAACTCCCGACAGTCAGATAAAACATCTGACGCGCTCCCTCTGAGCTGCATTTTCATAAATGAGCAGTTTCAGGACTTGCTCAGGTCACAGAAAGGATAGGTTTATGAATTCCATGAACAGTTTTATGCCGTATTCAGGGCATGAAAAAAGCACATTCTTGATACCTTAGCTTCAAAAATGTGCTTTGATTTATTAAATTTTGTCGGTTCGCTTATCATTGAAAACAACATCAAGATCCATATCGGATAAAATATATACCGCTCCCACGTCATAATCATCGTATACTATTACTTCACCTGCCGTACAATCGTACACTTGGATCGTTGAACCGTCCACATCTATCAACAGCTCTCTCTTTTTTAAATCCGGATATTTATTTTCTATCACGGCACAAGCTTTTCTAAATTCATCCGGACTATTTTCGGGATAAATTGTATAATCATACGGATATTTTCTCATCTCACACCTCATAATCCAAATTCGGCATTGACATCAGGATTTGTCTTAGATGCTGTTTCCAGAATATCTTTCAACGCCTCTTCTTCTGTCATGTGCTTGCGCTTCATTTTATTTTTTAACAAATCTTCAAATGTCGGTGCAGGTCTGAATTTTTCAAGTTCTCTTGCCTTCTTTTCATCCGACATTGCAATGCGCGCATCGTGCTTATACTTATTTCGTAAATCAAACGCTTGGTGTACTTGTTCATTAAACGGTTTTGTTTTATCCACCTGATTTTTTATATCAGAAACATTTGCGTAATACCATTCCCTCACATGTTGATTATCTGTTTCAGAAATAGGTTTTCCGATATATTTTTTCAAGGTCGATTTATCTATCTTCATTATATCACTTTCCGCGGATTTGTCAACAGGTTTTTTATCAAAATGCCGTCCCGTAGCCTTGAAAAATTCCTCATCGTCCATAATATCGCGGCTTGCATAGCAGCGACAGTTACAATCCTCGCTTGCAATACCGCTCCGACCGGGCGTGTCCGCTTTCGCTCCGCTTCGGACAAGCGTGAACTTTTCCGACTGCAGCACCGTCTGTCCTTCCATCTCGACATGGTTTGCAAGAGCTGAATGCCTTACCGCGCTGTCTCCCATATTCCGCCACACTTTGACCATGCGGAACTCGCTGTCATTATCTGCGAAAACCTTATCTACCTCATCCGCCGCATCATTAAAGCCTCCCTCGCGAACTCTGTGAGCCTCGGTCCTCGCGATCAGCATAGCTTGCTTGTAACCTATCTGAACGTTGTTTGTAATACGCTCTGCCATCGTTGACATCCTGTCACCCTGCGTCAGACCTACGGCTATCTCGCGGCGTATTCCGGATATGACCTTTTTACGGCTGCGCTCAAAAGTAGGTGACAGTCTGAGCTTCGGTATAGGGTTCTGAACGGCACGTTTTACCGTCTCCGGCGTGACCGCTCTTATCGCTTTAAACTCGTCACTAAGATCCTCGGCGCGCTTGCATTTGTTCACGCCGTCAACCATGCCTTGATAGCACAGCTTGTATGTATCGTTTACAAGGCTGCTGATTTCGTTGTAGCTCTTTTCCGTAATACCGTCATATCTTTTTATTACTTCCTCAACAAACCGCGCATACTCGCCCTTACGCTGCAGCAGAGCCATTGTCAATTTGTCATCTTCGGCGTATTTTGCGTATTCGTTGCCGATAAATCCGCGTAAATCGCTGACGCATTCCTTAAACGCATTCAGCATTTCCTTTTCCGCGACGGCTTCACGGTGCTCAGCTATCCGGCGCACCGTAACAAGGTGCTTTTCCAGCTCACTTCTCGGCGGCATTCTCATCACCCTCGGAGTCTGAGCTTTGTGTAAGCTCAGCGATCACATCATCGATATTGTTTCCGTGCTTCCGCAGCAATTCAATAAGGCGGTTCAACGCTGCCGCATCATTTTCATTCGTATCTTCCGAATTGCCGCCGAGCAGATCCGGAATACCGTTTTCCTCACTCTCGATAAGGCGCATCACATAATCCACATCATCGATAGACGAAAAAGCCATGGAATACGCTACGCGCTTCGGCAGTCCCGCGGCAAGCATAGCCTGCGCCGCCTGAGCTTCCGAAAGGATGTCGAGCGGGAAATTACGCTTGAAGTCCATAACGCATTGCAGCGGATCAAAGGCGATCCTTTTCTTACGCCACGAAGAAGCGAGGACCTTGAACATATATGTTCCGGCGGCAAGCATTTTCGCCTGAAACATACCGCATTTCGTTTCAAGACCCGTGAGCTTGAACTTTAACGATATGCCCGATGCCGTTGAAAACTGTTCATCGTTGAGGTTAGGAGTTTTGGAAAATCGATATATATTCTTTTCCGTTCTGTCAAGCTGATTATCCGTAAATACATCGTTTACTTCCTTGGTCAGGAAATACACTTTACCCTGCGCGGCTCCCGTGAAGAAATTAAGCGTTCCGGTTCTCTGCGCCTTTTTAATATCCTCCGGCTTCGCATTGACGTTTTCCAGAACCATATATGCCCTCGCGAAGCTTTCCATCTCGTTCACGCAGTCCGAAAATTCTCTGTCATACGCATCTATCAGCGGCAGCACCTTTTCGGCATCGCCTATCATTTCCTTGTTGTTCGGCACGATCTGCAGCGGACAATAATCAAACATATGCGGTTTGCATTCCACAAAGCTCAGATTGCCGAGGTTGCCCTCGTAGTAGTAGATGTATGTGCTGTCGTAAAACTCGACCTTCCAGAGCGTTTTGTCGTTAATGTCCTTTGTCTTGTAATACCTCAGCGCGTACCGCGGTTCCGTAGGCTCCGTATCGGATAATACGATCGTTTCGTACGGAGCTAAAGCTATACAGCGCTCGTTGCCCTCATAATCGATATAGAACAAACGGCCTGAATAACCGCAGATAGCGGCATTTTTTGTTGTTTCCATATCAACGTCCATCATGTTGTTGCGCACTACAAAATCGGTGAGCGTTTTACTTGCAATGTCAACAGCGTTTTTACCGCCGGTCACATCTGCCGCCTCATCCGTATTCGAATAGCTGTAGCCTATAGCCTCACCGGCGAAATACCCGACCTTGAAATCAATGATCTCCGAGAAAAAGTCATTGTTGACTCTGTTGTTAAGCTGATTGTCATCGTCATCAAAACGCGGCTTACGGCTGAATATCGGAATACCCTCTTCAAGAGTCTGATAACGCTCCATGAGCTTTTTATTATACACAGCATTATATTTATGCTTATTTATGATCCTGTACAGCAGCTTAACATCAACGCCCTCCGCGGTAATACCGCCGTTGTCAAGCGCGTTGATCTCCGCCGTGTAATCGGGATATAAATGCAGCTTGTTTCTCATTTCGCTTTCACCGCCTTTCCGATTTTTTTCAACAGCTTACGATCGACCATTGCATATCTGCCGTCGCATATCGTAAGACCGCATTTCAAGCATATATCCACATCATTTATCTTTTTCCATTTATGAGCACACATTAAATTTACCTCATTCCGAATTGCAGGGGTTCCGTTCCGTATCTCAGAGCGTCTATCGTGTGATTATCCTTATCGACAGGAGTATTGAGCGGTTTTCCGAATTTGTCTTTCGCCCATTGATAACTGCCGAATTCCCGTATTGTATTAATACAGTCTTTGTGTATGATAATATCGTACCCCTGCAGCCACTGAATACCGAACTCCACAGAGCCTTTACCCTTCACCGCCGGAATAGCCTTTATTCCTCTCGCGCACAGATCTATGATGTTCTGTGCCCCGGCATGGTCGCACGTCACATAATCGTTCCCGATACGCTTCCCGACTTCCTCCGCCAGAGTGTCAAGCGTTAAATGCCCGGCATAAAATTCATCAAAGATATATATTTTCTTCTGTCCGGCTTCAAAATCAAAGCTTATAAGTGCGTTCGGATCATCAGCACCAAAGTCCAGACCGTGATATACATTTGCAAATCCGGGGATCATATCCGTCAGATCCGCGACGCTCCAATTCTCAAATACCATACCTTCAGCAATGCCCCAATCACCTAATCCGGCTACCTTGTATCGTTTCGGACGATTGCGTTTCATCTCCTCGAACAGCTTAAGATCATGCTCGTCAAGCCATTCGTTACAGGTATAATTCGTGGTCATTGCAAGAATATCATCGCTTATCGTATCGAAAAACCGCGCCTTTAACCAGTGATGCTCGTTCCATGGATTGAATGTGAGCGTTATTTGCTTGAACAGTCCGGGCGGAGTAACGCCTCTTACCGACTCGTCAAGCGTATCAAAGTCGCTCTCCGTCATTATCTCGTAGGCCTCCTCGATCCACAGCCAGCAAAGAACACCGACCTCAACCGTAATAGAAGTAACCTTCAAGGGATCGTCAAGCCCTCTGAAATATATCTTTTGTCCGGTCGGTATGTACGTCATTTCAAGCGGTGATTCGATGATTTTCCAATACTCATCAACACCTAATCTGTGTATCGCCCATTTAAGCTCCGTGAAGCAGCTGTTTTTAAGAGTTACCGCTGTCTGACGCACAACAAGCGTATTTGCCTCCGGGTACTTCATCACGTTCACAATGTACCACAGCGCCGCAGTTTTTGATTTCTTGCTTGCTCTCGATCCTTTGCATACCCTATATCGTCCTTTGTAATTCCAGAATTCCTTATACCCTTTTCCGACCGCTTCTTTCAGCGATATTTTATTAGCTTCGCCCATTCTGACGCTCCTATTTAAGACGCTATAATTTTAAAACCGCATGAATATTGATTTTCACGTGGTTTTTGATACTAATGTGTTATTCATCCAGATCCTCTACGATCATGACCGGTGCGGCACCCACTACATTGACATTGTCCTTGAACAGTCCGAAGCGCTTGCCGAGAAGCTCGGCAGCCTTCAATCGTTCCTTTTCGTCGGGCGCCTTATCCATTCTTCGCGCCTTCGAATTACCGTCACCCGTACCTTCGATCACAACGATCTCCGCCGCTGACTGACCGCGCATAACAGAAGTGAGATATTCCATGACCTCTTTTGCATCGGCTGTATTTTCATCGTGAAGCTTTTCAAGCTGCTCATCGATGTAGGTTTGAACCTCAGCATTTCTAAGCAATCGATAACCGTTTGAGCACGCCACCTCATCCTTTTTAACATTAGGATAAGCAGCCTTATAAGCTCTTGTCGC